TACAGCCACGGGTACGGAGTATCATCACCAACGATCGTACCCTCTTCGAGCACCACGCCCTCAGGGGTTACGTGCTGGCTAAGCAGCTTGTACTGTGCCATTGCAGGCTCCTTAGTTCAAAATAACGATGCCAGCAGGGTAGACCACGTAGTCCTGCCGGTCAAGGACCAATGCTGCGAAGATCGCGCCAGCAGTATGTGTCCCTGCCGAGACGTACTGGAGGCGGTAGAACCTCGGCAGTGCTGAACCGGGCGGGGGTCTCGGCACATCGATCGGCAACAGATAGCTGCGTCCCGAGATCAGATCCGCCTCGACGATAGCCGCCGACTCAGCGTACGTCGTCCAAGTACCGGGGCTCCCAGCATTGTTCGGCGCCCCCTGGAACTGAATCTGCAAGCTGGTCCCGGAGAGGAACGTAGTCCCCACCTGCACGAGCAGTTTCATCGCCGGGTTGTCACCAATACCCATATCTCGCGACGCCACGAGGTCGATGATATTGGTTGACTGTTGCGTCCCGGTCGTGGGGGAGTCAGTCGAACCGGCCACCCCAGCCGTACCAGAGAACTGTAATGCTCCATCAATGATCATGGGTAGTCTCCTTAAACGATACGCGCTTCGGTGTTCAGGATCGCATCGACAGTCCTGATCGGGATACCTCGGAACATCGTCACGACTCTCCCATCAAACTGTTCTTGCGTCAGGAAGACGTTCGACTTGTTCATCGCTTGCAAGTCGAGGTACGTCCGCACCGTTCGGTTGCAGTAGATAACCGTCCGGCCCATCTGACCCTGGATCGAAGGCGCGTCTGAGGTCTGCACACCTGACATCGTAGGCGAGGCAGTTGGCAAGCGATACAGGCCTCGGACGATGCCGTTGATCAGGTTGGCGGCACTGCCGCCACTCAGCAGCGTGACGTCGATGTTGCACAGCCGAACGTTGTACCTCCAGTCACGCACCGAGAGGCCAATCTCCCACTTGAAGTGGTCTCGATATACCTGGTAGAGGTTGCCGTTCGAGTCTTGGGTCGGCCACTCGCCCATGTCATCGTGCTTTAGCCCAGTGGTCTTTCCCTTCGGGAAAATACCATGGGTAGTGCGCTCGCCCCAAGTCACGATCCACAGGGAGGTGTTCGTGGCTCCCGTCCCTCCCATGTCAATCACGTTACCAGCGGTGCCGCTAGTCGCGGCAGTGATCGACGGGTAACGAGGGGCGAGCCCCATGAACCTCTCAGGGTTCGCCGCAGTGTTGCCGTAGATGATCGTCTGGGCTACCTGCTGATTCATACCTTCGAGGAAGGCCACGTTTTCACTTGCGCGAAATTCAGCACTATTGCCGTTGAGGTCAGCAATGTCTTTGTCGACCTCGGCGTACGCCTCGAGGTTCCCGGTCGTATCGACCACTGGCGCAGTGGTCGATTTGCCGCGAGCTGCACCGTAGTTGAGCAAGCGCCAAGTCGCAGTCGGGATACCAGTCCGGACTGTGGTCTTGTGCCCAGTCGGGAGATTGCCCTCGAGCACCAGCATGTCCTGAAGGATTTCATTGGTCTGCGACAACAGCTCAATGATCGTACCAATGCGGTAGCCATCCTCGACCCGCTTGGCCCAGTCTGCATAGGTTAAAACATTCGTACCTAGAGTTGCCATTACCTATCTCCTAGCTTGGGTCCGCCCTGATGAGGCCCATTCGGATAGAAAGCCTCTCCGATGGTCATAGGGCGATTGGTCACAGCGTTGCCGTTGGCGTCTCGTTGCACGGGATTCCCTCTAACCGGACCGCCTTCAGTGAGAGCCTTGCTCCACTTTGCGAGGGTCTTAACGATAGCAGGGTGGTTCCCGGCCCCGGTGTACGTCAGGGCTTCGCGGAACTTGGGATCGGTCAACTCCGGGTCATTAGCAACCTTTGAGAATGTCTGCAAGACCTGGTCGAGTTTATCTCCCCCTATCTCCTTGTCGGCCTTAATCTCGGTCTGCCAGTCCTGCTGCTGTTTATCCCACTGCGCGAGTAAGGATTCATTAGCAGCTTTGGTCTGCCGAGCGGCGAGGTCGACAAGCTTCTGGGCGACTGGGCCGGTCAACCCGGCCTCAGTCGCAATGTTCTTGAAGTCCCCAAAGAACTGGTCGTCCCGACTCGTCCCTTCGGGGAGGGTAAGTTTCTCAGGGTCGAACGGCTCCGCGGCGACCGGAGTCGGGCCACCGAGTACCGACTCAGGCTGTGCCTCAGGCACAGCCTCAGGCGAAGGGGTCGGAGTCTGAGTCGTCTCGGTCGGTGTCGGGGTCGCCTCGGCTTGAGTCGACGGGACGTCGCTCATTAGCTATCTCCCTGAGCATTTGGAAGTACATATCTGGGTTTGCATCGGTCATGTCCGCAACGAGGCGCAGGCCAGCGCTCCGCTCACCCTCGTTATGAGCCATGACCATCGCGTTACTAGCGAAGCTGGTAGTGTAGATGTGCAGGGCGGCGAGGTGGTTATACAACCACCGACGCCCTGCTGGCTCAGCCATCATGCGCCCGAGTGCGCTCAGTTCTTCGAGCCGTTGGGCGCGATGCTGATTCCGGGTCATTACGGAGCACCTCCGCCCTGACCGCCGAGCATCATTTGCAGCGCATTGATCCCACCACCGACCTCAGTCTCGCTGAGCGTCTTGGCACCTTCGACACCAGCTCCGGCCACCTGAGCCATCTCGGCGGCTTGCTGCCTCTCGGCGTTGGCTTGGTCGATAGCCTGCGCGTCTTCAGTCGACTTGATGATCTTCGGGCTAACGCCGAGGGCCTCGCCGTAAACATCTATGGTATTGTACTCATCGAGCTTGTTGAGTATGTTCGGTTTGACCGCCGCGAGGTTGCCTGCAAAGGCCCACAACTTCTCGATACCTGCGGTAGCGAGGCCCTTCTGGGCCATCGCCAGCATTGACACGTAGTCGACCTGGATATGGGTTGGAGGTCCGACAAGCTCCTGCGGGGGCGGCGGGAAGAGCCTACCTCGCCACATAATGTCCCACACTCGGTTTATCGCCGAGCCCAGTCCTTCGGACGCCGAGAGGATGCGCTCAAGAACCGGGCCGAGCAAGACCAGCTTCTCCTCGCGACGAGCGTCGATCTCGGTCGCGGTGCGTACGGTCTCGAGATCGGTGATGCCAGTGAACAGGTCATTGTGGAACGTGATCTTGATCCGCTGTTGAACCTCGCGGATGTCTTGCATCATCTCGGCGACTGGAGGCATGATCGTGTAGACAGGCCTCATACCCTCGCGGTCGCGGCCGAGCCCGCTCACGTACGTTACTCCCCCTGGGAGTAACGATGCGGGTTGGTTCTTTAGCTGGACGTCGGCCAGCATGGGCGGGTTGACCATCTTGTCTATCGCCTGTCCCTTCCGCCGAGTCTCCTGTTGCAGTTGCTTGGTGTCTCCGAGCGCATCCATCCCAGGCGAACGACCATAGGGGTCGTTAGACTGCACATCCCATCGCGGCGTCATGCAGGGCCAAGTATTAAAACCCTTCGCTGAAAGCAGGCGGTCGCCTGCCGACCCTATCTCCCAGTAAACCTCACGCCAGCGAAACCGCTTCGGTACAATACTGAATTCCCCCGTGTTAGGCTCGACAATATGACCCACTACCTTTTCTTGAGTTAAGCTCGCCCCTTGCTTATCACGCACAGCAATGCGGACGTCCTCGGAAACCTTCTCCTCGCCGAACCATGTCACGAGTTGGTTATACGTTTGGGTGAACTCCCGGGCAACGGTCGCGACCTCGAGCTTATCATTCAGGTCAAAGTAGAACTCTCCGAGGCACGGGTTGAAGCAATGAACTACGTTTTCGAAGTCCTCGTAAATAAGGACACAGCTTGATCCAAATACTACCAGGTCGAAGTACATTATCGCCATCGCCTGGTAAAAATTCGACTCTTGGAACACCATCATCATTCGGTGCTCGCAGACCTCGAGCCACTCCACGACAGGTTCCACATTGTCGTAACCGTCGATCTTGAGCTTGAACCACGGTCGAGTCGGCGAGGTAACGCCCGACATCATGCCGCTCGCGAGCGTGCGCGCCGCAAGCGTTGCGGTCGAGTCCACGATGTTGTTGTTTATCTGCGAGCCGCGCGAGGTCTGGTTGGCGGTG